TTGGTATATTACCCTGTGGTATCACGTCAACATCACTCCGCCGAGGGACAGCAACCAAATCGATCGGTGGATAAGGGACAATGAATTCATCACGTATGAGGTTTAACGTAATATGGTCATCCTTGAAATAACCACGTGTAGGCATCGCAACGTCTGACCACATTGGACAATGCCAATTTTCCTCAATACGGATCTGTTCATCTACAGGAATACCAAATTTGTTTTGCACCAACAGACGTGTGCACATTGCGACGTTAGGTGCCCGTCGCCAATTCTCCTTTAAGAAAGATTTCTGCTCAATTTCATGTTTCCAGTAGTCGTTCTCAGACGTGCTTACTGGGCGAATTGAAGCAGTATCCTTGCACACGTCCCACACAATAGGCCCTACCACTGGCGCATCACGATAAAGATACAAATATGATAGAGCTTTTGCCCTCAGCAAACCATCCTTGACAGACTTGCGGGCATCCTTATAACGGGGGTCAAGCAACCAAAATTTGGCCAAAAATTCTCGTGGATCTTTCACACGCACCATTTTTATGGCATCACACACTGAGCCACAAAAATGTGCCTCACCAAAATTTGGATGCACATCAAACTTCAATTTCAATCCCAACTTGTCAATCAAAGTCTGATTCATACCCGCTGCGTATGTCATACCATCATCTCCCTCGAACTTACCAACAAATTCCAAGACATGTGCGACAAGCTGCTCAGGCTCGCCCATTGGATAGCGATTTCGAAGGAAAAGATAGCTTAGGATCAACAGGTTAAGCAAGGCGTTCATAGACGACGTCCAGAGGGCACCAGACATCAATCGTTGTACTATCTCTGCCGTCACCCCGTCAAACTGCATGATATTCGATCCTAGCACCAATCTTGCAAGGACACGTCTCATGTAATTCGACAACCCACACTGCCGCACAGAATGATTGAAATAGTATGCTCCAATCCTCGCAAACAACCCCTGATGATGAGCTTCCATTGATGAGAAATCTGTCTCGACCACAGAACTCAACCCGAAAGTCTCAAAAAGGATCTTTGGCATCTCATTCGGATCATTTCCTTTGACAAACCAATGCTTGGTACTCTCACCAAAGAACAAATTGTGATCCATAGCTGACACAATAGGCCCCAAATAAGCCTTAATAGCGTCATGATAGGAATTGATGCCTCGCGGATTCTTCGCTTCACAGTATGCTTCCCATTTGATGAAGGACTGACACTTAGCGACTTGCTTCCGCAAAACCTTAGCCAGGAAGTCCACATCAAGACGAAGCTTCAACAGCTCATTTTGCCGCTTCTCATTGTAATGTGAGGCACAAAGCCAATCCTCAAACGAAGTAACATCAACCTGAGAAAGTG